AGTCATTTGGTGCTAAAATCAAATAGTAACAGGCTTTTTTAAAACTCCCGATATCTTTGAAATTACATGGCGATGTAGAAGTCTGTGCGTCGTGACATAGAACAAAATGCATCGCCATGTAGTAAACCTATACATAAAAGGGGTACTTTCACAAGCACCCCTTTTCATATTATACAAAAACATTATGAATGCTTGCTTTAAACTTGTAATCGATTGATAACCAGTATTATTAAGAATTACTGCTTTTTAGCGAGTAACAAAATAGTAACATAGAAGAGTTAAAGAAACTAAATCGCTTATTTTGCTCGCTACAAAGGTAACAAAATAAACTTGAATGCCAAATATACTTTAACCTACTTTAACTTTGTAATCATTTGTATGCCTACTGCACACCAAGCGTATACCTAAAATCTGAATATCTTACAGATTAACGAATTACATATTTTTTCACATTTGGTGGTTTCAGAAAAAGCTTCTATCTTTGCATCGTCAATGTTGCAGATTGGCTGGATAAAGTAGTCCTCCTTTCAAGGCGTAAGCCTACAAGATATGAGTCCCTTAGTTCTTGCTGCAACCAAGACTTTGGGACTCTTTTTTTATGTTATGCAGTATATAAATGTAACCATAGAACTTTTGAAAGCATACTCTTCAAGTAAGAGCATGAAGGAACTTCTTGCTGTTGCTATTTGGATAAAGATGCAGCATAGCAATTCTGTAATGTGGAATGTTACGGAATACAAATTGAGGAAAGGATTACATATTGGTAAACCAAAAGCAGAAAGACTTATTCAAGACATGAAAGATGATGCTTTGTTTTCGGTAGACGGAAACAAGGTTATTGTCTCTTCGTTCCGTGACAATACGATAAAGTGGACTCGAAAGGGTCGTGAGTATCGTGGTGCTATGGTATGTAAGTTTGAGGTAAAAGATTATACATTGAAAGAATTATTCAATCTTGTAAACGAAAAACTTTTTGAATTTCAGATTTGTGCTGCCGAGCATAAGGACTGTTGCATGAAAGCACCTGAGGGTGAAAAAGTCGGTGCCAAAGGTAAAGCTATCACAATAAAGCAATTTCAGAAGGCTCTCAATACAAGTAGTAGTTCTGTTTCGAGAATAAAGAAAAGACTTATTGCCAGTGGTAAGATTAATTCTACTCTTGCCGAGAAACATTCCTTTGACATCAGGAATGAGGAAGAAACGAAGAGAACTTTGTTGAGAACGAGAAAACCCAAGGCAGACTTTATTGTCGGCACTCTTGGATTTGTAGTCCTTGCTTGTACTTACTCTATCGCTAATAGGGCGGTGACCGATGGATTCAGGCATCTTATCTATGGCAAGCAGAGTGAAAAGGTTATTCAGAGAGACATGAGTATTGGAGGAATCCCTGACGGATTTTTCTATTAATTGCTTAGGTGTTTGTTTTGGTAACCTACATTGAAAGAAAGAATAATATAATAAACAATTAGTTATGGATAAACCTACCTATGAGAAGTTCAAGAGATATTGTATATCGAAGAACTATGGAACAGATGAGTACATCAAGAGTCTTTATGATTATCTTGATGAGAGAAAGTGGAAGAAGGCAAATGGAGGGGAACCAGTAAACTGGATGATTCTCACTGATGCTAACTTTGGTGTGTTCAACGCTAAAGGTAAATTCTCCAGTGCTATCAGAATGAAAATGGCTGAAAAGTCGGAAAATTTCGACCCAGTTGAGCCATTCCCTGATAATGGCATGAACTATGTGGCTTATACGGATGGAAGTTGTGACAACCATTCCAAGTATAAGGCAGGAGGTTCTGCTTATATCGTATTGAAGGATGGAGAGATTGTCAAGATGAAGAATCATGGCAGACTACAGACTACGAATAATAGAATGGAGTTGCTAGCTATCATCAGTGCAGCTAAGTCTTGCCCATCTGGTGCTTATCTTGATATTTATACAGATAGCCAGTACTGCATACTTGTGTTGGGGAAGAGTACTCCACCAAAGATGAATCCTGACCTCTACGAGTTGTACAAGAAATGCTCTTCTCATTTGGCAGGAGTTCGTTTTCACTGGGTGAAAGGTCACAATGGTGACAAGTACAATGAAATGGTTGATAATTTGGCTTATGGCGCATATTGCGACATCTGTGACCAATATAACATCGAGAAATCGAAAAGACATTAAAATTTTGGCTTATGGAACTGGATATGTTGATTAGAGATGCCCTGAGCGATGCCTCGTGGTTAATTGCTAAGGGTGGAACGGATAGGGCAGAAGTTCTGAATCGTGTGCTTGGTAATATTGATGATGCGTTGAAGGAACTGGATGGGGTTGACCTCATCGACCTCAACAAGGTGTGGCATCAGGCGAAAGATGTTATGCCACCAAGAATTTATGGCGGCAATCATGCAGACATGCTGTGTGTGCATCAGTTCAAGCCTAATTCTCATCCTCATCTTACTCACGAAGAGAACTGCCCAATTTTTGAAGAGTATCTTAAAGCGAGTCCGAATGACTGGTGGTGTAGAACTGGTGATTTGTTGAAGAAGGAACATCGTGAACTTTATTGGAGATAAAGACAATGATTAGAATGATATGGAATACTCTGTATACAAAGCCTAAGAACTGGCTCTGTGGGTTGCAGACGGATAAAGTGCTGCACTTCGTGGTTAGCATGGTGATGGTGCAAATGATATTCTTCTTGACCTGTAACTTATGGCTCGCTACTTTGGCTACATTCGTTATAGGTATCTTCAAGGAGGTGGTGATTGATAAGATAGTCAGCAAGGAGAAGGTGGATGCCGATGATATGTGGGCAGACATCTTCGGTGTGTGTGCAGGATTGATTGCGCTGGTAGTTGGTGCTGCATTGATTCACATTCATGAATGGCTGGCGGTTAATTGGATATAAATTTTTATATGAGACAGAATATAAAGAATTAAAGAAAATGGTAAGTAAATCTGCTAAATATTATCAAGAGCATCCTTTAGCAAGAAAAAGAAAAGCCATGTACGATAGCAAATTTGAGAGTTCTCCATCTCAAAAAAAGAAAAGAAGGGAACTCGCAAAACATAACGCTGTTCACGATAAGAAGTATGGGGCAGCTTCTCGCAAGGGCATGGATGCTAGCCATACACGTCCAGGAATTAGGTATAAGCCATCATCGGTGAATCGTGGTTCCAAGACGGATATGGCTGGGGATAGAAGAGCGAGAGGTGGTCGCTGATAGTGATAAAAAAAGAATAGGGAGTGCTCACGCATTCCCTATTTCGTTATCCTAACAATCTTAAAACCTATAAACCAAAAACCTATGAAAAAAACAAACGTTCTTCTTATGAATTACATTTTATCCTTCCTCTTCCGACATCTGTCTCAACTTCTCGGTGAGGGCATTGTGAACCTCACGCTTATCGTCAAGAGTGACGGTCTGTAGCTTAGGGCAGTTGAACTCCAGTATCTTGATGAAAGTTGATACCTTATCCTTTGGCTCACACTTATACCATGCTGCCATAAAGTCTTCCCAAGCCTCTCTAGAAAAGTCGGCACACAGCTCACGAAACTCCTTTGTGATAGGAGACTCGTACCCTTTCTGCTTTCCTCCAGTCTTTGCTCGACCTTTCTCGAACTGACCTTTTGTATTTCTATCTGCTGCCATTGTCTTAACTATTTTGGTGCAAAGATAGTAATTTGTTGGCAAACGGAAACTTTATCCGTTAACTTACCTACCTAAATAAACGGATAAAATACGAATCTCGGATGGTATCAGTATCTTTGTACCATTATTAATAATTTTAATTTTCATATATATGATAGGTGCATTAATAGGTGCTGGGCTTGGGCTTGCAAGCAGTATCGCTGGCGGTATAGCTAACCGCAAGGCGAGAAAAAAGCAGGAGCAGATGATTGCCCAGCAGCAGAGAGAAAATCAGGCATGGTATGACAGAACATACAATGCCGACCCTACCAAGCGTGCTGATACGGTTCGATTGCTCACACAGATGCAGGAGCAGATTAAGAACCGCAATAAGGCTGCGAAGGGCAGACAAGCGGTGATGGGTGGTACTGAGGATTCCACTACTGCTGTAAAGGAGGCGAACAACAAGACTCTTGCTGATACCACCTCACAGATTGTAGCTGCAAATGATGCCCGAAAGGATAACATCGAACAGCAGTATATGAACAGAAAGAATCAGTTGCAGACTCAGCAGATGGGTATTGAAGCTGAGAAGGCTGCTGATACTGCCAATGCTGTTGCAGGAGTGGCTGGTACTGCTGCCAACATCGCTACAGCTATTGATAGTGGTGCTGGTAGTGCGAAGAAGGCACCGAATATGAATGTGACTCAGGAGCAGTTGAATGGTATCGCTAAGGACTCAAATGATGTTCTTGGCTTGAAGGCTAAGGCTACGGCTCTTCCTTCTGAGGGTGACTTGAATAGCCTTGGGGCTAAACTTCAAAAGATTAAAGCATAGACTATGAAAGCATCAGATATGTTACGTTCAAACAATGGCTTGAAGACTACACAGAGTGTTCTCAACAAGCAGCAGAGTGGGGTGGATGCTGCTCAGAAGGTGGCACAGACTCAGGCTCCAGTCTTCACCCAGCAGCAACTTGATTCGGCTGGCAAGAAGGTTGACCAGATGAATGCTGCTACTCCTCAGAATGAAACACCTACGATGAAGGCGGCTAGGGCTAAGACTATCGCTACTCAACAAGACATCGCCAATGGGGTGGATGTGAATCAGGGCGTTCCAAGTGATGAGGAGTATAAACCATCTGTACCAATCGTGAAGAAGGAGGAGTCGAAACCTCAGCCTAAGCAGCTATCTTATGCTGATATGTATAAGATACTGAATCCTGAACTGAATGAGACTGCTGAGCAGAGGGCGAACAGAGAGAAGAAGGAGCGTGCAAAGGCTCGTATCGCTGCTACTGGTGATGGTCTTCGTGCGCTCGCCAATATTTTCTTTGCTACGAATGGTGCCAAGGTGGTACACAATCCTGAGTCGGATATGACTAAGGCGATTAACAAACGCAAGGCTTATATGGATTCTCAGAGAGAGAAGAATCGGGCATCGTGGCTGGCTGGCTATCAGAGGGCACTCGCTCTTGATGAGGAAGCTCGGAAGAATAACCTGACTCTCGCTGAGCAGATGAGGTATCACGATATGCAGAACGACATCAACAAGGTGAAGGCTGACCAAGGACAGCAGAGAATTGACCAAGGAAACAGAAGACTTGACTTGTCGAAGTTGAAATATACCAATGATGCTGAGTATAAAGATAATCAGTTGAAGATTAAGAAGATGCTTGCTGATGGTCAGATAAGCCATTGGGCTGCTCAGGATGCACTTGCTAGACTGCGAGAAGGACGAATTTCTAATAAGGCTCAGAAATCTTCTGGCGGTAACCAAACTACTGCTGGTTATTGGTATGAGTATTACGACCTGATGGACACTCCTGAGGGACAGAAGAAGATAAATGAACTTAAAAGAAAGTTGAGAATCAAGAATGTGACTCAGACTAACGTGAGATACCTCATGGATAGATTGAAGGGTAGACGAAGTTCTACTACTGGTGGTACGTCAACTAGAGGTGGAACATCATCGGGCGGCGGCAAGCATACAACACATAAGGCTGGCGGTTCTTCGGCTGGTGGCAAGAAGAAGACTGGCGTAAAATGGTAACAGAATTGGTAACAAGAATTTGGTAACAAACAAATATATATATCATGGCAGAAAGACCATTATACACTTTATACAAGAATCTGAAAGCACAGAACTATGATGTGCCTGATGATTACAATAAGTTTGAGAGTGCTCTGACAAGAGACGGAAAGGGCGGTGCTGATAACAGACACGCTATCTATGAGAACTTGAAGGCTCAGAACTTTGATGTTCCATCTACTTATGAGCGTTTTTACTCGGCACTCTTTGAACCTCGTAGTAAGACTTCATCTAGAGCGAAGGGCGGTAGTGTTCCTATGAGTGCTGCTGACCGTGCTCGTTTCTCTGCTGGGGCAGCAGCTATCTCGGCTAGTGCTCAGCAGACAATGAATAATGCTGGCAGATACAACAGACTGAAACAACGCAAGCAGAAACAGCAGAAGGCTTTCGGTCGTGTGAACTTGGGTACACATCAGACTCCTTATGGTGGTGATGCAAACAATGTGGTGAAGGATGATTTTGCTTACAATCCTGAGACTGGCAAGGCTGGCGCATACGTTACCTCGGACAATGAGAATGTTTATTCTCAGAATGATGCTGAGCAGATGCAAGCTATACTTGACAAGCAGAACGATGCCTATCAGGTAGCGGTAGATACTGGCGAGATTCCATCTGCCTTTGATGTTCGTGACAAGAATGGTAACTATGACTTGCAGGAGAACATCGGCAAGAATGGAACCTACCTTACTGAGGAGGGTGCTCAAAAGCAGTTTGACAAGAAACTGGCTGATGCCTATGCCCGAAAGAAGGAGATTGAAACTCTTATCGCTGAGGATAATCGTCAACACGGAAATCCTTTGCTCTCTTATAATGCTAGTATCGGTGCAAGTAACGGAAGAACTGCTGAGCAGAGTGACTATAGAAATAAGTTGGCAACCTCTCTTTCTCTGGTTACTGAGCAGATTGGTGCGCTTGAAGCGGTGAAACAATATCCTACAAGTAGCTGGGGTGAGGATGCCTTGAAGGCTCTTGACAATACTGCATTTACTGCAAAAACATGGGATTTCGGTCTGACTGACTTCGCTATCATGGGGCAGATGGAACGTATCAAGACAAAGATGGATAACAATATTCCTCTCTCTAGTTCTGATAAGATGCTCCTGAAGAGTAAACTTGGTGCGGATGCTGCTACGGCTCTCGAAGATGAGAAGATGGGTAACGTCTATCGCTGGACGAAAATTGCAGGGCAGAGTCTCCCATTTATGGCTGACTTCTTCCTGACTGGCGGTTATGGTGGTATTACCAAGGGCATCAGTCGTGGAGCATTGAAATTCGCTGCCAAGCGTGGTATGGGCAAGGTGAGTGCTGCCATCTTGAAGAATACTGGTATCGTGGCTGGCGATGTTATCGGCTCGTATGCGATGGCTGGAACTGAGCAAGCGTTGAAGACTGGTGCTGACATCATGCAGCGACATCTTGGTAATCTGTATCAGGATGAGAAGGGTGATTATAAGTTTGGCACTTTCGATGAGAATGGAAATCTTCTGCATGAGGGTGGTGAGTCTATTGGTACTGCTCTCTATAAGGGTATGACCTCTGCTATGGTAGAGAACTATACTGAAAAACTCTTCGGTCACAACTATGGTATCAAGAAGGGTGCTGTCAACTTCATGGAGAAACATGGTATGAATGCTTCTGCTGAGTTCTTCAAGAATATCGGCAAGAGTGGATGGTACACCAATTCCAAGAAGTGGATGGAGAAGTTCGGTATCAATGGTTTCGCTGAGGAAGTGATGGAGGAGGAAATTGGTATTCCTCTTCATGCCCTGCTGGATGGTGAAGGAAAGGTGAGTGACCTCCTTGATGCTAAGCAGCAACTCGACATTATTGGCGGTATGGCTATCTCTGTTGGCTCTATGTATGCGATGGGTGCTGGCTCCCGACCAGTAAAAGGTATCTACAATCGTGCTCAGTATTACCGATTCCGCAACAAGGTGAACGTGGCTGATAGTGATGCTCTGAACCTGATGGGCGATAACTGGGCAGACATTAAGGATAAGATAGACAACGCAACCAACGAACAGATGGGTGGTGTGCTGGCTGATATTCTCAGACAGAGAGATACCATGACAAAGGAGCAGATTAATGCTGCTGTTAATTATGGTATCAACTTGATGAAGATGCGTGGCTACAATATTGCCAAGACTGCTGAAATGAATGCCAAGGAGATTACCAACGAGCCAACAACACCTGAGGAGCAGCATCAGGCAGATATTGACAACGCTTATTCTGAGGGGCATGATGCTGATGATGCAGACAAACATGATATTCAGATTCAGCAGGAAGACCAGATGAAAACTCTTGCAGCAGCATTGGATATCTCTGAGCAGCAGCTATCTGCCATGAGTGACGAGGAACTGGAATCCCTGACGGGACAGGATGATAAACTTGACCAAGCTATCTATGACTACCAGTTGTCTTCTGCCCGATACCAAGGTGTGGTTGGTGATGCACAAGATAAGGTTGACCTCGCTGCTCATCAGGCAGAACAGAGGGTTGATATGTACACAGACCAGAGTCGTGGCTCTGTCCGTAACGCTACTATCAAAGCATCAGGCGGCTTGGAAGACTATGGTGTCTATATTATCAGTGGTAATATTGCTACCCATGATGATGGCTCCATTGATGTAAGCAATAGCGATGATATGATTCTATACTATGACCCGACAACGAATAGTGTAGAACATGCTGATGCGTTGATGTTTGCTGAACTGGGTGAAGAACTTCCTGCTGATGAAGTGAAGGCTCAGGCGGTAGCTGATGCTAAAGAGAATGCTATCAAGGAAGTGGCTGGCATCATTGATGGAACCATTGAAGTTGGCTCCCAGTTTAATGTGACTGGTGCTGATGGTATGGAACATACCTATGAGGTTCTTGCTGACTATGGCGATGGTACTGCTGCTATCTCTATTGATGGTAACGTGGTGGAGAATCCTTATTCGCTTGCAGACTTGCAGCAGATGAAAGACTTGGAAGACCAGAAGAGACTGGAAACTGCCAAGGCTGAGCGTGAGCAGATGGAGAAGGAACGTGCTGCCCAGCAGAATGAGGAGACAGAACAGACAGAAGAGACTCAACCTTCATTTGATTTCAATCAGATTCTCAATGATAATGGTAACGTGGTGCTTGCTGATGTTCTCGGCAAGGATGGTAATACAAAATATCCAAACTCCCAGTTATTCCTCATCCGTGATTCAGGTGCCAAAGCTAAGGTGGTGGAGTTGAAGAGTGATGGCACTCTCGTTCCTCATGCGGTAAACAAGAAAGATGTGAGAACTGCTACTACCATGACACTCGATGAGTATAAGCAAGCATTTGCTGACTCCTCAATGATAGAGGATAATAGTGGAGAAGAATCTGATGAGGATTCTCAGCTTGCAAATCTCGGCTTACCTAAAGGTAGCAAGATATGGATGAGTGGCGATGGTTTCGGAAGACCAAAGGAAAACACTCTATCAAGAGTTGTAGGTATTGATGAGCAGGGCAGTATCGTCCTCGAAGATAAGGATGGTAAAAAGTGGTCTGCATCATTTGATTATATCAACAACCATCGTGAGCTTCCACCTTTGGATGAGAATGCCAATATCGTTAATGAGGAGAATAATCAATCGGAATCAAATGCTGAGGAGAATACTCCTGCTCCTGAGCAGACTCCTGCCATGACCCTTGAAGATGGAACCATTGTGCCTATGCTGGAGGATGGAAATCCTGACTTCTCGAAGCTGAGTGCAGCACAGACTGCTGAGTTGTATGACTCCCAGTTTGGTGAGGATGCAGATAGTATCGTATCTGGATATGTGTCTGATGCAAAGAAGGCACTCGACAAGGCTAGTAACATGACCGTGAAGGGTAAGACTTTCGTGGAACAGAAGGCTGCTAAGGATACCAAGGAGAAGGCTATTGCTGATGCTCAGGCGGCTTATGACTCTGCTATCGCTATCCGTGATGCTTATAATGAACGACAACTTGCCAAGGTGGAAGATACTGCTGAGGGTAGAAAGGAACTCATTGAGAAGGCAAGAAGAAAGTTCGCTCGCTTGAAGAGTGCTGTGAAGGATGATGCTGAGGCGGTATCACAACTCTATAGAGAAACTATCGGTTCTCTCCTGCATCGTCTGTATGATGGTACTGGCATTGACGTGACAGATACGATTCCGCTTACTGCTGAGGAGTATGTGGCTAGCAATCTCGGTGCTCACTCTCTCAACTATGAGGGAACAGAGACAAGCAAGGGTGTTAAGCAGGAGACTGGATTGAGCAGGGAAGACTTTGCCAAAACTCAGTTGCTCGCTGCTGATGGCAAGGGAACTACTATTGATGCGCTCGTTCACAGCCTATGGGAGAATCGTCCATCCAACCTTGAATCACTAGACACTCAGGATATTCGTAACGCACTTATCGGTGTACTCAATAGCGGTTTCAAGGCATCGGAAGCTAGAAATTTTGTTGAAAATATTCGCATTGCTCAGGCAGAGAACATACTTGAAGAGCAGAAACGTGCTCAGGAGAATGCAGCCTATGCTGAGCAGCACAAGGCTGAGCCAGAGGCCGAGTTGAAGGCGAAGTCGGATGAAAAGGCTGAGTTGAAGGCGAAGTCAGAGGCGAAGTTGGATAATGAATCGGATAATAAATCTAATGATTTGTCTAATGAATCGGATAATGAGAACATAAATGACAATATAAATGATAATATAAATACTCTTACTCCTGAACAGCAGAAAGCTAAGGAAGATGGCGAGAAGTTAGGTTTCCCTGCTGTTGACAAGGAAGGTGAACCTATCAATGAATATGTCGTAGAACTTGCAGAATGGGCAAAGGAACAAGGCTTAGAGATAGACCCTACATCTAAGTTAAATAGCTACGCTGATTTGTTCTTGATGTGCAAAGATGGCTTTGGTGTTAGCACTCTTGTTCCTGATGAGGGCGAGAATATTAATCAGGTAGTTTATTTCCCTGACAACGTGCAAGACTTTGACCAACTTTGGAAACTGCAAGAGGAGTTCAATGCAGGACGTGACCTTAAACACTCTTCTAATATAGATAGCGAAATCACAGAAGGTGCAACGTTCTATGATGCCGATACTGCTAGAGAGTTCAAGGAGTTTGTTGACAAGAAGGTTGAGGAACAGAATAAGGTGTTCGGTGAGCAGAAGTCTGAGGAAGACCTTCCTTTCTCTGCTAAGGAGAATAGCAAGCAGCAGACTGCTGCCGAGCGTGCTGCTGACGTGGAGAAGAATAAGGTGGATGATATGAAGGTCGTTGACAATATCGTAGGGCAGAAGACTCGCAAGGCTTTCGAGAGACTGGCTAAGATGATGGGTGCTAACATTCAATGGCAGTACTCTGACAAGTTGGGCAACGGCTGGATTCAGGAAACCAAGGATGCTGATGGCAACGTTCATCGTACAATCTTCATCACTCTCGACTCTTCTATCAAGGAAGGTGCTCAGTTTATATTCGGTCACGAAATGACTCATCAAATCAAGAACCTGAACCCTGCTGCATACAATGAGTTGACTCAGCTTGTGCTTGATACCTATGGCTCTGATGCCTTCGACAAAGCGGTAGATGAGACCATGCAGAGATATTCTGATGCTGGATTCTCTGGACGTGCTAGAGATTACTATGCTGAGGAGGTTGTTGCTGATGCTGTAGGTGAAATGATTCGTGACCTCAACTTGGCTCACACTCTCGCTATGAAGATGTCTCATCCTCTGCTCGCTGCTATCCATGAGATATTGCAGAAGATTAAGTTGGCATTCTTTGGTACTGAGTATAGCGATGTAACCAAGAACATCATCCGCTCCATTGAACAAGCCTACGTGAAGACTGCCAAAGGTGAGGTGACAAACTCTGAGACTGGCGAAGATGTTTCATTCTCTCTCCGTCAGAAACCTGAACCTAAGAAGAAGGGTGTTGGCTACAAGGTGTTCGTGCTAAAGGATGGCAAACTCTATCCACCAATGGTAGCGAACCCTGATGGTGCTGCTACTCCAGTTGGTGTATGGCTCGATGCTGATGCTGCTCCTATTGCTGGAGAAAGCAAGACTGGCAGACCTCAGGTTAAGCAGGGCGGCAAGGGGACACAAGGAGGTAGCGGTAAGTTAGCCTATAGACCAGGCTGGCATCTTGGTGTAGTGCCTTACGCTATCCAGTTCAACCGCAAGGATGCTGATGGCAACAAGACTCTCTTCCCTAAGAACTTCGTCTTCGCTGAGGTGGAGTATGCTGCTGATGTTGATTATCAGGAGGAAGCTCGCCAAGAGGGTATCAATCCATCGGGCAAGTATCAGCATTCATTGGCTGGCTTGAAACATCTGCCTACTGATGGATATTATATGTATCGTACCAACCCGAACTCTGAGACTGACCCTTGGGTGATTACTGGTGCGATGAAGGTGAACCGTATCTTGACCAGAGCAGAGCAAGCAGACTTGGTAAGCAAGGCTGGACGTGAACCTCAGCAGATTCAGGAGGGCGATATTGTTACTGATGATGTGGTGAACAGCGTTAATCAGGAGATAGCTGATGCTCCTAAATTCTCGTTGAAGGTATATCATGGTAGCGGTGCTGACTTCACTGAGTTTGACTTCGACCACATGGGCGAGGGTGCTGGCTCCCAAGTGTTCGGTTGGGGTGGTTATGTTACTTCATCCAAAAAGATAGGAAAAAGCTATGCTACTCTGATGGATAATGACCCTTCTAAAGCATATTATCGCATTCAGCGTTCTAATGGTACAAGGTTCGCCAAGAAATATCCTACACTAGAGTCATTCCTGCATGGTGATAAGCAAATAGCCATGAATGACAAGTTTACAGAGCAGGAAAAAATTGACTTCTACAATGAAATGAAGAAGTTGGCTGAGCCATATCATAACCTCTATGAGGTGGATATACCTGAGGATAATGGCAGCAACTATCTGGAATGGGAGGAGAAACCATCTGATGAGGTTGCAACAAAGATAATTGAAGGTCTTTATGGCTTGGATGCTAAGACCCTTGATGATATGGCATCAAAGGATATTGTGTTCAGAACTCTGTTGTATGATTACATCAAGAATGCAGACAAGGAGCAGATGATTCCAAACCTTGTGAAGACTCATGCTCTAACTAGGGGAACCACCTATGACAATGGAAATGTTGAGGATGATATACGATTTGTGTACAATCGTTTATCTAGATGGATGGGCAGTCAAAAGGCTGCAAGCCAGTTCCTCTCTTCTCTTGGTTTTACTGGTATTAAATATCCTGCTGGAACCATCATGGGTGGTGCTGAGGAAAATGATACCAACTATGTTATCTTCAAGCCTGAGGATATGAGAATTATAGAGCATACCAAGTTCTCTCTCCGTTTGAAGTCTGCTATTGAGGAGACTGAAACCAATCCATCTGATGCACAGAAGGAGAGTGGCAACTACAAGAAGGGACACATCAAGTTCGGTGGCTACGATTACACTATAGAAAATCCAAAGGGTTCAACTCGCTCAGGCAAGGATGCCGATGGTAAAGAATGGAAAGTTACCATGCACGATACCTATGGCTATATCCGTGGCAAGTTTGGTAAGGATGGAGACCATCTGGATATGTTTATCAATGACAAGGCAGACCTTGATAATTGGAATGGTGATGTGTTTGTCGTTGACCAAGTGAATCCTGATGGCTCGTTTGATGAGCATAAGGTAATGTATGGATATGACTCCATGGATGATGCCAAAAAGGCTTATCTCGCCAACTATAGCGATGGTTGGCAAGGTCTTGGAAATATTACTGGAGCAAGTAAGGATGAGTTCGACAAGTGGCTTGATACGAGCAACCGTAAGCTAAAGCCATTTGCAGACTATGCTAAAGTAAAGTTCTCGTTGAAGGATATAAAGCCAGTAGGTGTTGGTGCTTTCGGAAATATATACAATCAGTTCCGTGGTAAATCTAAAGCAGCTATAGAGTTTTTGAAGAAACTTGGTAGCGGTGAGGCAACTGCTGCACTACATCATCATACTATTGGTGATATATCTTTGGTATGGGGAGATAAAAAGACTGGTCTTGATAAGATTCTGAGAAAGCATCCTGAGGTCGTTGACAATTTGCAGTCTATCATAGATAGTATGGAAGTTGTTCAGGAAAGCGACAATCGAATCAAGTTGGAATCACCTACACACTTTGCTGTTGTAAGTAAGGAGTATAAGGGTGAACCTAGAGAACAATGGTTGTTGACTGCATACGAGAAAAGAGAATCCTTGGAAAATGGCAAGAGTATGGACACTGCCACTTCTTCGTTGGGAGGTGACACAGCTCTCTCCCAATCCAAGGAATCTGCTGCAAAGATAGACAATTCTTCTGAAACTGCCAAGGAAAATGGCGAAAAGTTTTCATTGAAGGATGAAAAAACTCTTGCAGGAGTGCATAACATATCAGAAGAGAAGCTGTTGAAGGCTATCAAACAAGGTGGTCTTGCCAATCCGTCTGTGGCAGTCATTGATTCTAGTAGGCAAGACCATAAGGCGTATGGTGGCATTTCCTTGATTTTGCCTTCCGATAAGATTGCTAAGAGAACTGGAAAGAATGCAGGTACTTGGCAAGGTGATGCTTATACTCCTACTTATCCAGAAGTGGAGAAACAGATGAGCAATAAGGGGGCTGAAAAGTCTTCTTCGGATGTTCTTTCTGTGCCAAAAGAAATGCAGCATGAAGTAAGAAATGGTATCGACCGATGGTTGAACGGGGGCGATGCAAACTCTGGTTTGAAGTATCTCTTCCTTCATGAGAAGGGTGTGGCTCCTGAACCGAAGATGATTCAGCCTAAGTTTAGTGATGAAGCATATAACGAGTTGAAGTTTATTACTGCTGGAGACTTCAATATCTATGGTATCGGCAAGGCTGATGCTCAGAAGGTCTTGGATATGTACATTGAGGCAAAGTTTGATGGCGATAAGGATTTGTATGAGGAGAAGACCAAGGCTTGGCTGGAAAGAAATAAGTCTATCGTTGATGCTGGTGCTAAGGGTGGAATGAGATATGCCATTGCCAAGGAGAATGTTGAACTATATGATGAATATGGTTTCAACTATAAGGGCGTGCAGACCTTCGTCCGTGATGTAGAGTATGACCATCGTAAGAGTGGCGTTGATACGAATGCTACGCTTAATGATGTGGAAGACTACATCAAGACCAATAACCTGACAGATGAGTTCAATACTTGGCTGGAAGGAAAGGAAAAGGAATATGGCATTAAGGAGGTAATCTTTGATGGCTTTACTCCTAGTGGCAATCGTAGATATGTGCCAAACACCTTGGAGAATGTTTCCAAGTTGATGAAGAAGCAAGGTCGAAATGGTGCAACTGGAACAGCGGTATCTTTTCAGAACTTTGTTGCAAGATTGATGCCTTCTTATGGAACATTGAAGGATATTCGTTCTAAGAAAGACTTGTTAACTTCTGACCGTGAGGAATTTGACAAATTCAGAGAGAAGTGGTCGGATGTGTTCTATGAACTTGGCATGAAGTGCCAGCCTGATGCAACTGGTACTTTTGATGATTATGGTTTGGCAAGACTATCTGAGGCTGCAATGACCAGCGATCCACAAGCATATTTGAAGAAGGAGTATAATGTGGACTTCTCTGATGCGGACACAAAACGTTTGAAGGATATGGTTAAGGCTATCAAGGAAGAGCATCCTGCCATGTACTTTGAGACTAAGTTTGAACGTCCAGTTAGATTTGACGAGTTCTCTGCTGCTGTTGTTCCTACTACTACCAAGAAAGAGGTGAAGGAGGCATTGAAGAATGCTGGTGTATCAATATTTGAGTATGACGAAAAGAGCGATGCAGACCGCAAGCGTGCCTTCAATGAAGCTATCAATAGCAGCGACAATATCCGTTTCTCTCTCGCTGGTGAGCGTGGTGCGGCTGATATGGCTGAGGACTTGAAGAGTCTGAACACTCCTGATGAGGTGGATGATGCTATCAAGACTGCCATTGATGATATGCCGAGCGGCTGGAAGATGGCTAACAAGAAGATGATTCATATTGCTCAGGCTCTGGGCGAGAACCGCAAGGCAGAGATTGCTGGCGAGGAACCTAAGTTCTCCCTGAAGGATGGCACTCTCATTAAGGCTGGAACCTACTTTAGCGGTGGCGGTCTTGTTGAGGAAGGCTTGAAGGGTATCATTGACCCAGTGGTGGCAGTTGAGTATGATGAGAAGATAAGCGGTGTTTATCGCAACAACTTCGGGCAGCATATCGTTACTGCTGATGTTCGTGATGTTGACCCTAAGGAGTTGGTTAAGCAGATTGATGGCGAGGTGGAGTACTTCCATGCCAGCCCAGTCTGCAAGAACTACTCTCAGGCGAAGAGTAACCATGCAGAGGTGGAACTTGACAAGGAGACTGCTGCTAGTACTGCCGAGTTCATCAATGCTATCAAGCCAAAGGTGGTGACCATTGAGAATGTGAAGGGCTATAAGGATTCGGAAGCGATGAAGATTATCACGGATGCGCTTGATGCCAACGGCTATACTTGGGATGCAGATGTGTATAATGCTGCTGACTATGGCGGCTACACCAATAGAGAGAGATTGATTGTCCGTGCGGTTCGTGATGGCAAACTCCCTGAAAAGCCAAAGAAGATGGCACGCAAGAGCGGATGGTATGAAGCTGTGGCTGATATTATCCCGACCCTGACAGAGAAGAAGAATGGTGTGGCTCCTTGGATGGACATTCGCTTGAAGGCTGATGGCATTGACTGGAGAAACATTGATAAGCCATTATATGTGATGGGAAGTGCCTACGCTGACGGAAAGGTTCCTCATGCCTTCGCTGATGAACTTCTGCCAACACTCAGAACGAAGAGTGGTGATGTGATTGTGATGCCTGATGGCAAGGTGTATCGTGCCATGGGTAGAGTGCTTGCAAGAGTATCAGGAGTGAGCGATGATTACAAAATGCCATTCTCTGAGAACCTGAGCCATACCATCATCGGCAACGGAATCCCTACCCAGTTGACGGAACATGTTATTGCTCCTCTGCTTACTGGCTCTGACCCTAAGTTTAGCATCCGTACCTATCATGGTACTGGTGCTAGCTTTGACAAGTTCGATTTGTCTCATGCCTTGGAAGGCGAGGGAAGTGAGAGCTTCGGGCATGGTGTGTATGTTACCAACTCTAGCAAGATTGGACGTGAGTATGCCCAGAGAGCAAAGAATAGAAAGATGGAAGACCTCTATAAAAATATGCGATACCCTGATGGGGTGAAGGGCGATATTTTCAAGAGAAGAGTCTTTGGTGAAATGGTGAACGATGTGGCTACTGGCGGTAGTGTGGCAAGTGCCAAGGAGTTTGCTAAGAAACGTGTCGGTGCTGATGCCAACGATATTCAGCGTACCCTTGAAAACTTGAAGGATAGAGAGAAGGGAACAGAATATGAACAGAACTTGAAGGATAGACTTGCAGAGTATAAGGAAGGTTTGAATTGGATTGATTCCCTTGATGAAGACTATCTGACTCAGGGAAATGTCAACCGTTATGATGTGGATATTCCTGATGATAATGGTAGCAACTATCTGGATTGGGAAGGAACAATTCCTGACTCCTTGGATAAGCAGAAGGTGGCAGAAGATGCCTATAAGGTAGTATCAGATAATCAAGGTTTCAATGATTTCAAGGCTACTCCTCTTAATGATTTCATTGCTCATACATTGAAGACTTATGTTAACACAACAGATGTGGCTGGAAGAGTTGAGAAACTGAAATCGGATATTAAGGATGTGATTGAGAATTATGTGGCAGATGATGATGTACTTGCTTTAAACGAGTATTTGAAGGATGCTACTCCTGATGATGTACTCGCTACCATCTGGTACAATGACCTAGTTAGAGACATTAAGGATGCTGACCTTGGTGAGGAACTTTACAGAAAGTTGAGTACTTATGTAGGAGATAATGCCGCAAGTCAGATTCTTTCGGATAATGGTCTTGTCGGTATCAAATATCCTGCTGGCATGATTCATGGCGGTGCAAAAGAAGGCGATTACAACTATGTGATATTCGATGAGAACAATGCCAATATCGTGGGTAATACCCGATTCTCCTTGCGCTATGACCAGTTTGAGCATGACCTGAACCAGTGGAAGAAGGATAATAATCTGCCTAAGGATGCCAAGCGACCAACTATCCCACAACGCAACGCTGGCGAGAGTGCCGTTGACTTCCTAAAGAGAGTGGACGAGTACCGCAAGCAGATGGCTTTGTGGAAGACTGCTCCAACATACGAGCAGCATCTTCTAAGTAATGATACTGCCCTTGGAGAGTTCAACCGAGAGTTGCAGCGTGGTTCTGTTCTCAAACGTATCGCCTTCCAAGATAGTATGCTGGCTATCCGCAAGGCTCAGGAAGCTATCATGAAGGAAGTGGGTGTTGACCGCCTGAATATGGCTGAGGATGCCTATACTGCCGAGAACAGAAGCCACGGCAAGGGAAAGAACGAGTTTGAGGAGTACAATAATGAGTTCTTGCAGCCATTGAGAAAGGCTTATCATCAGATGAAGAAGATACTGGGTGACAGCTATGATAACGTTCGTATCTACATGATGGCTAAGCATGGTTTGGAGCGTGATGCACAGATGGCTTTCAAGAAGTCTCTGGAAGCTGACTATGAGGACGTGGCTCAGAGAAGTGCTGCATACAAGGCTTACAAGGGTGATATGAACCGTATCATTAATGATAGCGACTTGGAGTTTGGCAGAGTAGACTTCACTACTTGGAGACAGAGAAATAATGCACTTAGGGCGAAATATTCTCCATCTTATATGAACTATCGCTATGACAAGAATGGTATTGCCTACGATTATTCAGGTTTGTCTGCTCTCTTTGACGGCTCAGACTTTGAGGAAGCTGCCTACAAACTGGTAAAGGATATTGAGGATAAATATGTAACCGAGACTCACGACCTCTGGGATGCAACGAATGCGGCTACCAAGAAGATTCTCCGTGATGGTTATAAGGCTGGCATGATGAGCAAAAATACTTATCAGTATGTGCGTGATATGTATAGCCATTATATTCCTCTTCGTGGCTGGGATGGCACTACTGCCGACCAAGTATGGGACTATATCGGTGGCGGCAAGGGTGCGTTTAATCAGACCTTGAAGAAGGCACATGGACGAACATCTATCGCTGATGACCCTATCGCATACATCGAGAACATGGCAGAGAGTGGAATCCTGCTCAACAACAAGAACTGGGTGAAACAACACCTGATGCTCTTGGCTCAGAATCATCCTACCTCTCTTCTTACCCTGAGCAAGGCTTGGTACGTGAAGAGTGTGGATGATAACGGCAACGAGGAGTGGATTCCTGCTACACCTCAGATTACTTCTCAGATGGATAGCAATCAGGTGAAGGCTGCCATTGATGCTTTCGAGAAGAAGATGGAACAGATGGCTCAGACTGGCGATGCTACTCAGAAAAGAGAAGGATTGAACATAGCCTATCCTCAGACTCATAGCGAGGAGAGAGAACATGAGGTGCGAGTGATGAAGGATGGCGAGGAGTACGTTATCTATGTGAATGGTGACCCTCAGTTGGCTCAGGCGATGAATAATACCAGAGCACACCGAGTAAGAGAGATTCAGAGCGGCAAACTTGATAGGGCTGCTGCTTGGTTGGGCAGAAAGATGGCTGCTGCCTATACCAGTCTTTCACCTCTCTTCATCCCTTCCAACTACTTCCGAGACCTGACCATGACGCTGGCATCTACCGCTATTCGTGAGAATGCAAAGTACAACTATCTGCTCAGAAAGAATCTTGCTACCTCTTGGAATCTCGGTTTCATGCTGAGAGACTATCAGAACGGCAAGTTGAGAGAGAAGGTAAGCAACGGAAACGCTACTCCAAAGGAAAGGATGTTCTATGACTTCATGATGAATGGTGGCGAGACTGGCTTTGTCTCTTCGCTTGATGTGGAAGACTTGAAGAAGAAATTCAAGAATGACTTGAAGGATTTGGATAGATGGAAGGCGAACCCAGTAAAGGTAGGGCACACCATCATGGATGGTATCGAGTTCCTGAACAGAGCAATCGAGGATAGTAACCGATTTGCGGTTTACATGACCTCTATTCAGTATGGACGTTCTATTGATGAGGCTGTGAATGATGCCAAGGACGTGACCTTGAACTTCAACCGCAAGGGTACTGGCGAATATGGCTGGCAGATGGTTAGAAATCTCTATCTTTTCATCAACCCAGCGGTACAGAGTTTGCAGACATTGGGTGCGCTTGCCAAACATCATCCTTTCAAGTTTACGGCTGTTACTGCATCGTGGTTGGCGAGTGGCGTGCTGGTTCCTATCGTTAACGCTGCTCTGATGAGTATGTTGGGTGGTGATGATGATAAGGATAAGTACTGGCAGTTCACAAAGTGGGATAGACGAAACAACCTGATTATGTGGGTTCCTTTCACTCATGAGTATGTGAAGATTCCGCTTGCTCAGGAGTTCCGTGCCTTTTATGGAATAGGTGATATGATTGCATCCAAGATGATGGGTGGCGAGTTGGCTGAGGAGAGTTGGAGTCAGTATGCAGAAGACTTGCTCGGTCAGGTAGTGGATATGCTTCCGCTTGACCCTACTGGCTATGATGGCAATATTGCTGTCAGTCTGATGCCGAATGCTATTCGTCCAGTCTTTGAGTTGGCTTTCAATATTGACTTCACTGGTAAGCCATTATTCAAGGACACAGAGTATAACAAGTATGACCCTAACTTCACCAAGGCATACGTGGGCACTCCTGATTGGTTGGTGCGTGCTTCCAAAATGGTTAACTCAATCGGAAACGACTATCCTGATGTGCAGCAGAATAGCATAGATGCTTTCGGTGACCCAAGATACAATCTGAATAACCCTGCCGTGGTTGACCATGTATTGTCTTCTTATCTCGGTGGTGCTTACACCATGGGCAGTCAGGTGCTCGGTTTGCTTACCAAGTCACTCAATGACCCGAAGGAAATCAAGGTGGCTGATATTCCATTATTCAGCAAGTTCGTCAGCAATCCTGATGATAGACCGGTTACTAAGAAACAAGGTGATGAGTTCTGGGATATGAAGGAGAATCACGACCGAGCAGCCAATACCCTGAGCAAGTTGAAGAAACAAGCTAAGGTGGATGGCGATTACTCTATGCTGGAGCGGTTCTACGGCTCTGAGGAGTATAAGCAGTACAAGCAGGATGATGCGAAGGTGAAGAAGTATGAGGAAGACAAGAAGAAGGAACGTGCTGAGGAGAGTGGGGAGGAGTATAGACATCACAAGTTGAATGCCGAGGATATTTACAAGGCTCATGCTACTCCGAAGGATGATTTCGAGGACTTGAAGCTGAAACAACTCTACACCAAATTGAACGGATTCAAGACTTCCTATGACCTCTTGGTTGATACGGCTCCTAGTCAGAGCGATGGCTACTACAACACCAACAAGGCTGCTATTGATGCCATTGACGAGATTTCCCTTGATAAGCAGGAGATTTCCGAGTTGAAGAAAGGTTTCTTGGATGATGGCAAGGATGCCTACAACGCTGAGGACATGAAGGAGATTCGTGAACTTAGAAAGAAGATTCTTTCCGTGCTGGAAAAGGCTAACAAGGTAGTTGTGGCTAACCAGAAGGCGAAGGCTGAGAAGTAATACATATATGACTATCCCCTGAAAGTGCTAGGCTTTCGGGGGATAATTGCTTTCAATCTGAAACTTTTTACCTCTATTTCTTGTGTAAATCTGTCAATCTGTAAGTGTTTGTAAAGTTTAACTATTAAAAATATCCTAAATTGTTATGCTTCCATTATTTCTTTTTATATTTGCAGCGTCTAAGAACATCTGAATCTCAGGTAATTACATCAGCAAAAGAATATCCAATTATTATAAACTTAAAAAATGAAGGCTTATGAAAAAAGATGAAGACGAAGACTTACGAGTCAAGAAATTAATCGGAGAGATTACAAAACTTCTCCCTGAACGCAGCAAGATTAAGACTGACTTACTCTATTTCAAGTATGCGCCTATATTGGTCATGCTTTTCAGATGGTATGGTATATCTCAGTTCTATGACAACAAAATGGAGATAACACTATGGTACGAAGAGAATGAGGAACCTATCTGGTTCTTCTACTTCATCACTTACATTCTTTACCCGATTTCTCTTTGGAAGGGTCAGGTGTTGCACCGATTGTGTGTAGAGTGGCGCATTCCGATTCTCTATATTGCAGGAGTCAATGTGATTCACGTCATGTATGATTCCATCGTTATCACGAATCAGATGTACTATTGTGATATGTTCCTGATTACACTCATTTTAATTATATATGCTTATGTCGCAATTAGTAAATTACAGCATCATCGAAGCTGGACTTCGTGCTCTCGCAGATAAGGCACATGAATCAGCAGTTGCCCAAGCAGAGGGCAAGCCTATCCCTTGCGGTCTGTCGGAAGGAGATATGGAACTTGTGGCTCTCCTTACTGCCATGATGAATGATACACAAGCCAACAAGGGATGGTGTGCTCACGAAATGGGCAAGTCTATCTCATCCTTTGAAAAGTATGTTCACGATGGCAAGATACCCGAAGGCATCCATGACCAGTTCGGGCATGAGAAGAAGTGGAATAAGTCGTTAATCAGATACTTCGCTAATAAGAAGGCTTTTTTCCACAAGCTATCACGAAAGTACGGCATCCATATTTAGTAATAGCTACACATTGTATATATAGGAGAGACCCAATCGCCCCTCCTGTATATTTATGACCTTTTCCGTAATCATAAATCTTTGCTAATCACATACTTATATAATCTTTTGCGAGTTTATCTATCTATATCCATATTATTCGTATCTTTGTGCTCGTAACGTTACAAAGTGAGAATCATAATTTAGTGTTTAACAAAAAAAGATTTCAGGATAATATGGAAAGTAAAACGTATGTATTCGGAAACGAAGGCTCAACATCTAATAATGGGATGCTCGGTCTTCTTGCGCCTCTGCTCCAGAAGCAGGGTGTTGACCCTAATGTCCTCCTTGCCATGAAGGGAAACAATGGTTTCGGTGGCGAAGGTGGATGGTTCATGTGGGTAATATTCCTTTTCTTCCTCATGGGTTGGGGAGGTAACGGCTGGGGAGGTTTCGGCAATAATGGTCGTGGTGGTCTTGCCAACGAGATTAACAATGACTATGGTCGTGGTCTCCTGATGGATGCCATCGGTGGTAACCGCAATGCACTCTGCAATCTTGCCACTCAGTTGAACTGTACCGAAGGACAGATTCAGAGTGCCATTTCTGCATTGACCTCTCAGGTACAGAGCGTAGGTAATCAGGTTGGTATGAGCGGTATGCAGACTATCAATGCTTTGCAGCAGGGTAATATGCAGATTGCTCAGCAGATTGCAAACTGCTGCTGCGAGAACCGCTTGGCTATCTGCCAGCAGACTGGTACTTTGCAGAATGCCATCAACAATGTAGCTAATGGTCAGGAGCGTGGCTTCTCCAATGTGGCTTACGAGACTCAGAGACAGACTTGCGACTTGCACAACGCTATCAAGGATAGCACTCAGACCATCGTTGACGGTCAGAAGCAGGCTGAGATGAGAGAAATGCAGAACAAGATTGATGCTCTGCGTGAGGAGAACAGCACCTTCAAGTCTTCTGCTATGACCTCTCAGATTGTTGGTCAGGCGGTGGCTCCTATCAATCAGGTGTTGGCTGGCTTGCAGAACGAGGTGGCTGGTATCAAGTGTAAGTTGCCTGAGACCGTGACTACTCCTTACAGCCCATTTACTGCGGTTCCTAACTGCGTTGCTTATCAGGCTGGTTTGTATGGACTGAATGCTGCAAACAATGCAGGATTCTGGGGTTAATAAGGAAAGGAGGCTGCTATGTTTTGGTTAAGACCATTTACATGGGTGAATCGTAATGGTTCGGCAGCTATCGCTTCAACGGGCGTGGCGGTGAACACCAACAATGTTGTTTTCTCGTTCAAAAACCACGCCTTCCTGAATGCCAGCTATAGAGGAACGATTTTCGTGAACCTGATGCAGGCTATTCCGACTGGAACGACTGGCACGCTGCCTATCCTTTTCGAGACCAACGGAAGTACTCAGGCTGTGACCAAGTATAATGGCGCACCATTGACGGTTGCAGACGTGCAGGGAACTGGTGTTTATCAGTTTTGGTTTGAGAGAGATACTAACACCCTACAGATGATGTCGGGTATTGTTTAACAAGAATAGATAATAGGAGATTACATTATGTTTCAAGGTTTAAGAACAAATTCTTTATTCTATGTCCTAGACAAGGGCGAGAACCCGAACTTGCGAATCGGTCAGGTGGTTTCAGTAAGCAATCCTCAGACGAAATACCCTACCTTTAACAACGGCTTTACTCCTCAGCCTATGGAGACCGTAGTGGACGTGAAGGTGAAGCTGGGAGACGAGGAAGTGGATTTCAAGCAACTGCCAGCAAACGGACAGATAGCCAACGACAAGAACCTTGTGGTTAGCGACAATAAGGATGCCATGAGTGTAGAGGTGGATGCCATGCTGAGACAATCCAAGGCGATACTGGAGAGCGTAGATTACAACAAGAGGGTAGTAGAATCTTGTGAGGGAATGCTACAGCAACTCAACCCCCAGATAGCCAAGGATAAGGAACAGACCGAGAAAATCAATAAACTGGAAGGTAAAGTTTCTGGTATTGAGGGCAAGATTGACAAGATGATGGGATGGCTCCAGCAGACCATGAGCAAGTAATCTCCTATCTATTCACTTAAAATCATAAGATTATGGTAATGATTGAGATTACAGAAGATAAGTTCGATGATTTGTATGACAACATCGAATCCATGCTTGGTTTGGGTAGCAAGGCTATGTCTTGTCTGAAAAAGATGAAGCAGGAGCGTATGGGTGAGCGTATGCCTGATTATCGTGACGATTGGAGAAGAGAACGTGAGGAACGTGAAGAGCGTGAGAACAGACGTAGATTCAACAACGTAAACGATGATTGGAACTACCCGAACCGCTATGGCGAAAGAGGTGGTGGCGGCTACAATGGTGGCGGTCGCTAGTGTTTAACTTGGGAGTTTTGGCACCGACATTTATGTCGTGACCAGACTCCCTTTAATATTCAGTAATATGGGAAAATGCAGAATGCCATTGGATATGTATGACCTCAAACCTGAGGGAATGGTTTCTTATCTCAGATACAATGGCTATCATTTCAGCAAGAAGATGTGCGAGTGGGCGGTGAGCCTGATGTACAAGTATGACCCTTCCTCCAAGCGTGATGTAAGTGTCTCGTTTTGGGATAAGGAGAAGGTGGATTCCCTTCTGCTCGGTCAGGGAGTAGAGGTAAAGAATAAGGCTGGCTACGACCATGTATATGTGGCGAATATGGCTAGGGCAGACTTCTACAAGTCTTCCATCAAGGATGAGGAGCAGCTAGCCCAGTTTATCAAGGATATGGTGGATGATGCCGACCAGAAGGATGGTTTCATCTTTAACAGATTTTATGCCGACTGCTGCCATAATGGTGTGCCTATCCCTTGGGAAGATGTGTTATGATGAGAAGAGTGATTGAACTCCCGAAGTACGATTGGAGCATAGTATGTTTCATAGGTTATCAGCCACCTGATGCCGATGAGATATGCCATGCTCTTTCTGATATTGGCTGCAACGGAAATCCGTTATCGGAAGCATACAAGCATCTGTCTTTATCGAGTGGAGATAGGGGGCTTACCTATTCCAACCTAGCTGAAAGAAGGAGTGTTCTTGCCATTGGGGAGTGTGAATCTGATGGTAGCATCATCAATACAATAGGTCATGAGCTTCTTCATGTGTTAGCGCATATCTGTGAGCAGGATGGGATAGATATGCTGAGCGAGGAACCATGTTATATAATGGGAAGTCTGTGCGAGAAGTTTTTCAATGTGTATGATTAATGTTGTTGTTTCTACTTGCAGCATAAGAAGAAGGGTGAGTCTTTCGACTCACCCTTCTTCTTTTATCTATATGGCTTACTCCCCATACTTTGGCTCCTCATACACCAAGTTATGCTCATCTACGTAAGCCTTAGCTTCTGGGTATGTGTCAAACTCTACTGCGGTGGCATTTACTGATGGGAATACCTCAGCATTGTCACCTTTCTCTGTGAGAGGGAGCACCATCTTTGTTCCCTCATGTATTACCTTATACTTCTTTGTTAACTTATTCATATCTTGTTTCCTTTCTTTTTGATGTTAAACTTATGATACTTTATGCAGGAGTGATTGAGACGGTGTAGCCCTTCTGCTGCAATGTTGTAACTGCGGCATCTGATGCTGATGTTTTAGTTCCACAAGCTATAATAGCTTTTTTAAAAGAATTATCACTACTAGTAAATCCAACAACGCATTTTGCTTGATTTATCAACATAGCATCTAAATCTTCTCCAAAGTTTGGGTTGCCTTCAAAGGCTAATATCTTGTATGAGTTATTTCTATTTGTCTTCCATGAAAACTTAGAATTATTATCAGACATTGTTAGAAAATTCTCATTTCCAATTTTTGAAATATCACCATATACAGAATTTCCTCTAAAGACTCCCATAGCAGATGTGAGAGAAGGATAGTTAGAAGGTATAAATTCTCCATATACTTTTGTGTTATCTAGTGTTAGCCACTTTATAGTTCTAGGAATATTTGCAACATCACCAGTTACGGCACTTCCATTAAAGGCATTAAATTCGACAAGGGAAAGGTTCTTTATATATTTTGTGTCAAGTACACTACTACCAGAATATTTAAGAACATTAAGTTTCGTTATACTTGCTATATCTGCACTATTCTGTAGTGTCGCTTTACCAAGAATTAAAGTACCAAGAATAGAACAGTATTTTAACTCAGAAATGTCTATCGTAACCCCAGTGTTGTCTGGAATAGTTAATTGTCTTAAACCATACTTATTCCCAAAGCAAATTAAGGAACTTACATTTTTAACATATATATCATGCAAATCTACATTTGTGATAGATATGTTTTTACCTGTGTTATTACTTAATGTGCTATCTGTAAAATTTCCATTTACATTTCTAACTTCACTATTTCCAGTGAATGCAACTTGAATCTTCTGAGAAGATTCAGAAGGTGATGCAATTTCATTTAACGAAATAGAAAACTCACCAATTTTCAAAAGATTGTCATTGTTGACACTCTCATTAAGTCTTGTTATTAAACATTTTCCCATAATAATTATTATTAATTGTTATTATATTCATAATATGTATCTAGAGTTGCAATCTTTGACTTTAACCAGTTTGCTACTCTTTTTACCGAATTAAAATACCCACCAATAGTGGGAGCTTTACTATAAGTTCCAATAAGAGGCGTTTCACCTTGCGTGGTGTTCTTTGCTTGAAATATTGTATTATTGTAAATACAATATTGGTTCACAGAATATATTTTATTTTGGTCATATTCCTTTTCTGTACCATCTCCCCATCCTACAATTCTCCAATTATTGTTTACTAGGCTTCTTCTAAAAGATGGAGTTTCATTATATAATTCCAAGTCTTTTTTGATATTATCATATCCAACTTTCTCTAGCCATGTCTGCAAAAGATTCACAATATTATCAACATCAAATATCCCTTTATCGCGAAGTTCTTTATATCTAGATTTCAATTCCTCTGCAAATATAGTTTGAAATCCAAACGTATATTTATCTTCTGGATTAAACTTATCAGAACCATAGACAACAAAAGTACCACTCCAGTAAGAGCCTAAAATAGAATCTGCATCATATAACGTAGGACACCAATGAGTACCATCATAAGTTACCCAAATCCAGTTTTTACTAAATCCATCCAAATGGTAAATTATATTAGAACATAAGATGTAGTCAATAAACATATTGACATTTAGATATTTTTCAAATGTACCCTTATTGTTTGCTGTTTCCAATGCTTTAATTAACCCTGACAGATTGGTAATGTATTCCTTTACCTTTTTGCTGTTTGCATCAACATCTGATAGTTCTTTTGGATTGTCCCCATCATACGCATTACCATTGATGTCAACCAATTTTTTGGGATTTCTAATTTCAAAGGCAGACCAATTTACAACTCCTCCAAACAACGTGTCTTTATTTATGGTACCATCAAGTATTATATTTTCGGATTTTTTCTTGTCACACTGATATACCTCCTTGGACTTCTTTAAGTTCCAAGCATATACTCCCATCCAAGTTTCTTCATTGGTCTTTGAGTTGACCCATGTAATAACGATAGGAAAACCGTCTGGGTGACACTTTGCTCCATTGAAAAAATCCTTCTTTAAATCACCCAAGCCATCTGTCACGCTATCATTTGAATAACTATACTCGTAAGGGTACTGCTGACCGATAGGACGAGACTTATACACCTGCTCCATTAGCCAATAGCCTACAATGCACTGACCACGGAAAGCATCAATGTAGTACTTCTTTAAGTGGAAACTATCTTGTGTAGGGAAATCTCCAAACTTAATCTCACTGCCATCAGCAATATCTATAGCCATATTCTTTACATAGTAAGCCATAGATGAACTACCTTGTGCATTCAAGATTACTGGCTTACGGAAATAGTTTCCATCCTTGTCATTGTATTCAATTTCAGCTTCAATATCATCCTGCTTTGTAGTAGGCAACTTAGAAGCATAGATTCTTACTTGTGCTGCAATACGAGGGATAGGCAATTCTATATGGCTATCCTTGCTGAAATCTGATTGATTCTCCATCTTGATACCAGCAGACTTGAAAGCATTATTTACTTCTGTTGCAGCTTCATCAGATAATTCAAGGTGCTTAGCAGAAATTTTGTGCTCATGACGAGTACCTTCTGAATCTCTAAAACCAAGCAACTTGCCTTCTGCGTCTGTTGTTATTTCAGTTCTCCCCTCAGGGTCTTCAATATGCTCAAATTCTGTTGGAATGGTCTCGGACTTGGCATTATGAATATAGTGACTGCCATCATTATAAGTAGCAGAAAGAATCTTTCCTTCTGCATCTTTCTCAACTGCAAGATATTCCTCGTTATCCTGCAAAGAGAAGACATCAAGGAGTTCTTTGAGGTTGGTATCTATTGTACCTACCTTCTCCTGCAATGATGCAACATCTGATTGAAGCTGAGCGATAACTTGCTTTAAAGCATTTACTGCATGGATTTCACCAATGATTTCACCATCTCTTCTAAGACCAAGTACTACTTTATCGTCAGTAGTAATCCAAGCTGCAAAGTATTCCTCATTCTGAATGACATGATACATTTCGTTAAGAGGATAATAAGGCTTGCCAGTTGCTCTGTAGAAACCAAACAGAACCTTATCATTTAAATCCACTATAGCTTTGAGGAACTCTTCGTTCTCAATTATTCTAAAGCACTCTTTTACTTCATTTTCGATGAGTGATTTGCCTTCCTCTTTGTCTACCTTTGTGTCTTGAAGATTCTTGATGTCTTCTACTAACTTAGTGCTAACACTATTGAGGTTTGCAAGGATGCTTGTCAGAGTCTGAGTATTATCAATGTTAGAAAAGAAGTCCTTCAACTCCTTCAATGTGTCAATAGTACTTGTAGTATCATCATCACCCAAGATAGCGGTAATCTTATCTGCCAAGAGATTTACTTGGAACTGCAATCTGTCTTCTACCGCACTTGTTTTGCCAAATACTGGAGTACCATCCCACTGAAAACCGAAGAGAAGTTTGTCTTCTGCATCCACCTTGGCAAAGATGAACTCTTCATTCTGAATGTAGCGGAAAGGAGTTTCTACTACCGTTCCTTCCTCATCCTTGATGGAAGACTTATCTACTACCTCATCTACTGCACTTTGGATATTGACTGCGGTAAGTTTTGACTTCTCATTATTATAAGTAACGGCAGTAGCCTGACTTGCACCACCAGTAGCAGCTATAGACTTGATGGTTTCTTCCATCTGAGTACTGCGAGTCTGCAATAATGAAATGTCTTCATCATTGGCGGTGATTTGCTGTTGCTTATCATCAATCTGTGATTGCTTATCTTCTAGCTGACTCTGATGTTTTTTCAGTGTATCATCAACGTTCTGAATGGTTTCCACCAAATCCTTAGGAAGACCAGTGGCTGCATTAATAGTCTGACGAAGCTCTGGGTCTAACTTCTCTACACCGATGGTGTTGTCTTTCAACTTGTCTTTGGTGATGGAGTTCTCTGCCAACTTCTCGTTGGTGATACTTCCGTCCTCCAGTTTCTCGTTGCTGACAGAACCATCTTGGAGATTGGTGTTGCCAACAGAACCAGCAGCCATCTTTTCGTTGGTGATAGCACCATCCTTGATTTGCTGAGTCTCTAACTCATCCGTTACATTGACCTTCTTGTCGAGTGATTCCTTGACGGATTCTCCCGATTCTTCGTCTTTGATGAACTTCGAATATGTCAGAGTCTCGTCTTTGCGCCCACTTACAAGGATGCTGTTGTACTTTTTCTTTTCTGCCATATTATTCTTTTAATTTAATTTGATATTCGTTATCATCACCAGCTACAAGTTCGTCTGACCAATAGTAGTAGAGGTCACCTAGCTTTGTGGTGTTCATGGATGCCTCGAAACCGCATTGGTTGAAGATGAGCGGCTGGCGGCTTGCAAACCAGATGTATGGTTTCTCTTCCGTGGTTGTGATGGTGAGAGTCTGACCGACAAGAGTACCAGCAAACAGCGTAAGGTCTTCCATATTCAACTCACTCATATTCTTGGCTGATGATGCGCCATAATAGCTTGCCTTGACGGTTCCACTTGCTGTGATGGTAACATAGCCTGATACGGCTGGGATGAAGACCTTGTGGGTGTTGCTGTTGTAATATTCAGCAGTAACGTCCTTTCCGTCCATGATAACCTTTACCTGACCGATGCTGAAACCTTCTATAGGCATGAACTGAGCTTCCAGTTTCTTTCCGTTGCTGATAGTTCCGTTAATTACAAAGTTCTCCTGATTCTCCACCATTTGGGTTTCCCCATTGATGGTGTAGCTAAACTTAGCGTTATCAACGATGAATGATATAGGGCAAGTAGACTGATTCTCGGTCACGATGTAGTAGCGAAGGTTGAATAAGCCAGTATGCTCTCCTTCCGTAACACCGATAGGAACATTACTCATAGAGTTGTGTTCTACGATTCTCAGAAGGTTGCGCTCGATGCTGACCATTTCGCTGCCCTCATACTTCCATGATACCCTGACGCTATAGTTTCCGTAATCAAGGGTGGAAGGAATGTCGCATATCAGTACGTTGCCTTGGATTCCTGCTACTTGAACTGGAACAGAAATTGTATTGCAGAAACAGCCTGACAACTCAACATTGATGTCGGTAGCAAGATTCATATCGAAGTCAACGAGTCGCTGAAACTCTTTTGATACGTCCATCTTCCGCACCATGATGTGGAGTTTGAAACTATTTCCTTGTACTATTTTATAAATCATATTTGATACACATTATTAATAATAGCGCAAAGATAGGCAGAATTTTCTCCACCTATCTTTTATCCGTTTATTTAGGGCAGAAAAAATTTAGATTAAGCCCTTCCATCTGAGAAATTTGCGCTTGCGGCTGCGCTTTCCCTTCTCACTCTTGCAGTTGGTATGATAGACACAATCCTTGAATAGGTCTCTGACCTTCATGTCGCTGTCTACCAGTTTTGTTTTCTTGAATGCCTCGAAGAGTGAGCGGTTCATAATCATGAGGTTGCCCTTCTGCGTAGGAAGGACGTAGAAGATTTCACCATTGTTCTTCTTGGATGCGTAGTCTGCCTTAGCCGTAGCTTGGCGGTACATGATTTCGCACTTGATGCGCTTGAAAATTTTTGTTACTTTCATAATCGTAATTATTTGTTTGAAACTATATGATGGTTGCTGCCGAAACAGAAACCTTTCTTCTCATTACTCTTGCCTGATTCTGAATCATTTTTGGCATTTCCATTTCGTTGAAACAGATATGGAGTCCGATGGCTCTGGTCATGAGCAAATCATCGTGCTTTCCGTCTGCTGCCTCGTATACGGTTCCGTTCTTCTCGTAGGTGAGATATTCATCTAAGCATCTATCGTCTCGCTCTACATAGAGTTGTTCACGGATAGTCTGAACCAATACTGAGATAACCATTGGCTTGGTTGCCACGTTGGTATGGAATCCGTACTTCACTGGAACCTTATTCTTGATGTCTGATTCACTCTGCTTGCGTGCATAGAGGTTGTCGTATACGTCCTTGATTTGGTTCAGGATAAACTCAGACTGGTCACCACCTTCCAAGATGTGCTCCTTGTCTTTCGTCTCCAAGGTGTTTGACTCAATAACCAGTAGGGCATCATTGTAGAATTTGGCTATCTGAGCCGCCTTCCATGCCAGCAAGTCCATATCAATGTGCCCATACCATTGGGCTACCACATACGGCTTGCCACCTTCCATCATCCAATAGCGGTCGAAGACACAGATAACAGACCAGTCGGCATTCTTACTACGTCCACCAATATCCACTACGACCAGATAGCGGTTTATCACCTTACAATCATCAAAGGTCTCGGGCTTGCTCCATATCCACAACTGCCCCTGCTTGTCTTCACAGAATCGGACATTCTGCATACACTTCTTACCTTTGTAGCCATCACCATAAACATCACCGATGAACTTAGGTGCTCGGCATCCCTTGCGGAACTTGTCAACCTTGTCTTCGGCAAACACCTTGGCTCCTGAATGCTTGAATGCTTCAATATCATCGGTAGGGTAGCCAGCAGCCATATCGGCATGGTCGGTGAACTTTTTGCGCTCGGCAATATACCAGTTGATGGCTTCGAGTGGAGCACCCAGTGTCCATAACTTCCAAAGATAGGTACATGGCTCCTCTCGGTCGGACATCGTATTGGTATTGTTGCGGTTCTCGTATAGCCATTTGGCAAACTCTACCTTCTGTTTCTTGCTTTCAAATTCAAGATGATACATATCGTATATCTCGTACCAAGGAACAAAGAATGGCTCAAACTGAGATTCTCCCTTGACTGCTGCAAGCCACTCCTTGTGGAAGAAGTTGCCAGTACCATTGGCGGTGGATTCGTAGGCAATCATCGTGTATGGTCGGTACAAGATACCATTGGTAGCGTTCTGTACTACCTCCTCAGGAGATTTACCATCCGTCTTTTTCCACAAACCAACCTCGGAAAGGTGAACCAAGTTGTAGTCTTCACCATTGGCTGATAGTGGTCGCTCCATGGAACCCACCTTAATCTTGCAGAATCGCTGAGGAACCTTCTTTACATTACCTGATGTTCCTACTCCAACAAACTTCGGTTCGTTTTCAGAGAATGCTTCTCCCATTTCGTAGAGGAACTTGGTTGGGAAGTTTTTCAGAGCTTCCTTGAACATTCCTCGGATAGTCTCTGCTGTGTCCTTCACCTGAGCCACGATGAGCGAGTTGAGACCCTTTTGCCACATGAGTTGCAGCCAGAGGAAGTACATCTGAATGACCGTAGAACCTCCCCATTGTCGGGCTTTCAGCAGGATGAGACGGATAGGTCGATTCTTCTTTCTTCGCTCCTCCAGCCACCTGAGCAGTCTACGCTGCGGTCTTCTGAGTACAAAGCGGAAGGGGAGACCTCCACCTTTCGGCTTGATATAGATGAACGTGGCGAAGAAGAAGAAAGGGTCGTGTTTCATCCTGATGCGAGTGAACTGCTCTACCAGTTGCTCAATCTCTTCTTCTAGATCGTATGGTTCGTCTATATCCTTGTGCAGTTCCTCGATTACCGCCTTGCAGCTACCAAACTCGATGAGCATCTTGACGAGCGGAATCTTCTTCATCGAAACTGGAAGCTGCTGTCTCTGAATTGGGAAGTCTGGAAGGAAAAGCAGGAATCGCTTGTCTCCACAACCTTCACCCTTGATAGGATTGAAAGGTGTGTTGATTTCCTTGATTCGTTTCTCGTTCTCTTTCAGGATGCCAAGCACATGTTTGTCTACAGCATCAGTCAGTTTGGCGGTTACTTGTCTTGGCATAGCGGTGCATTTAGATAACCCCACAACAGACCAAGTACATAGCAATAGATGTGGACTCCAACTGCCATGCAAGGGAAGAAGATTCCAACACAGATATATAGGAGAATGGTGAGATTGTATCTTACCTTATTCTCCACGTATGGGGCGATAAAGCCCATGTAAGCATAGATAAAGCCGCTGAGACCGATGATTGGTACAGATGAGGTGAAGGGATAGCTGATGGCTATGAGATAGAATGCCACCAAGTGACCGATGCCACAAGGGATGGCTCGGTAGCATTGATGGAAAACATAAAGGTTGATGGCAGCATGAAAGA